GTTGATCTGTTTCCTAATAATACTCTATTTGTCATAATTAATCCGCTATTAAAATATACTTGTTGGTTGAATCTATAATCACTTTTCCATCAGAACTTGCTAAAGTAGAAGCATTTACAGTCCAACCGCCTGTAGATCCTCCACCTACTGTTAATGTCATAGAGTCTGTAGAACTTATTTCTGCATTTTCAATCGCATTTGCCGCTATTGAAGCAGTTACGATTGCGTCTGATTTAATTTCTGCAGTTTCAATAGCATTTGCAGCTATAGATGCCGCTACAATAGAGTCTGATTTAATCTCTGCTGTATCTATAGAGTTCATAGCTATCATAGCACTACTAATAGAATTTGCTGCGACTGCGTTTGCTCCAACAGCATTAGCTTGTATTACAACACTATCAATAGAGTTAGCTGCTATTTCTGAATTACCAATAACGTTTGCAAGTATTGCTGCTGCAGTAATTGAGTTTGCTGCTATTTCGCTCTGCCCTATAGAGTTTGTTATTATTGCTGTAGAGCCTATAGAGTTTGCGGCTACTTCTGCACTTCCTACTGCCCCTGCCACTATTGCTGTAGAGCCAATAGAGTTTGCTGCAATATGAGAAGAATCAATTTGACCTGCTACAATCGCTGTAGCTCCAATAGAGTTTGAGGCTATCTCTGCTGTATCTATAGATCCTGCTATTATATTAGCTGATCCTATAGAGTTTGCTCCCATTTCAGCGGATGTAATAGCTCCTGCTTCTATCTTGGCAGTTGTAATAGCATCTGCTGCTATTTCTGCTGTATCTATAGATCCTGCTACTACATGTGCTGATCCTATAGAGTTTGCCGCTATTTCTGTACCTGTAATCGATCCTGCTACTACACTAGCTGCTACAATAGAGTTTGAGGCTATCTCTGCTTGTCCTATAGCATCTGCAAGTATTGCTGTAGATCCAATAGAGTTTGCCGCTATTTCAGAAGCCCCTATTGCTCCTGCTATTATATTAGCTGTTCCTATAGAGTCCGCTGCCATTTGGCTTTGTCCTATAGTGCCCGCTGCTATACTAGCATTTGTGATTGTATCTGCGGCTATCTTTGTTTCTGTAATTGCATCAGCGGCTATCATAGCTGTAGTTACAGATCCTGATTTTATTTCTGCAGTTTCAATACTATTAGCTGCTATAGCACTCGCTGTAACAGCATTAGCTGCCAATTGAGTTGCTGCTATAGCATCTGCAGCTACTGTAGCATTTGTAACAGCATCATCAACTATTTGATCAGTATCTATTGCATCAGCTGCTACTTTAGCATTTGTAATAGCGTCTGCAGCTATTTGTAAAGTATCTACAGCATTCGTTACTATTTCTGCAGTATTAATAGCATTAGCTGCAACTGCACCTGCTGTAACAGCATCTGCCGCTATTTTTGCTGCTTCAATAGCATCATTAGCTAGTTGTAAAGTATCTACCGCTGCTGTTATTAATTCTTCAGTATTAACGGCATTTGCAGATATATGAGTTTCTCCAACGGATCCCGTTGCTATTATAATACCATTAATAGAGTTTGCCGCTATTTGCGTGCCTGTTACAGAGTTTCCTGCAATAATTGTTCCATTAACAGCATTTGCTGAAATCTCTGAACTTCCTATTGTATTCGCACTTATGTGAATAGCTGCTATTGAATTTGCTGATATTTCAGATGTGCCTATAGCATTAGCTTTAAGCTGTGCTGCAGCAATTGAATTTGCTGCCATCTGAACAGAGCCAATCGTATTAGAAGCTATATGAACATTTGTTATAGAATTTGCAGATACAACAACTGAAGATATTGCATTCGCACTCAAATGAGTAGATACAATAGCGTTTATTGCAATTAAAGAAGTATTTACTAAGAATTGATTTGTATACGTATTCATAGTAAACGTTCCTGCATTATTTACTACATCAGCTATAATAGCATCATTACTTAAATCAAATCTTAAGGTTTGTCTATAAATTTTAACATTAGCATAATCTCTCGCTACAGGCTTAACCATAATGATACTAGAATCACTTTCAACTTTTGCTACATTAGTCCAAAATCTCGTTACTCCATAATAAACTACAGCGTTGTCTAAATGTGAGGCAGCAGTCGTGTTATTTGCTCCTCTAGTACAACCAGTTAATGTATTTGTTCCTTTTCCTGTGTAAGTTATTTCTTCATCATCAATTAAAACAGTTCCTGCAGTTGGAAAACTACTATTTGAATCTACATTAATAGTAGTAACAGAATCATTATGTGATCCATTAGAAGGAGAGCTTACTCCTCCTCCATCAATTACTATAACATCTCCTTCTTTAAAGTCTGTTTCAAAAACACTACTATTATACCCTGTTAAAGTAGAAGTATTAGCAGAAATACTACCCGTTCCAGTTATTTCAGTAAGATCAGTATCTGACTCACCAAGTCTGGTCATAACAGTAAATTCATATGTTGCTTGAGATTCTGGGTCTCTAGCTACTGTATCTGTTGCTAAAGCTACAGGCTGTAATGCATCTACTAGTGTAGTTCCTCTCGCAAGGTTGGCATCATAGTCATAAAGTAAGTATCCTTTTGCTCCATTTGCTAAATTACTAAATCCATCTTGCTTAGTAAAGTTAGTGTTTCCACTAGAAACAGAAATTGTATTTGCTCCACTAGGAGGTGTCCAATCATAAGTAGCCTCAGCTAAAGTAATAGTACCATTAGAAGTAGTTACACCCATTCCAGAAGTTAAAATTCCTCCCCTTTGAATATATTTATTTAACCCTGCTCCTACTATAAAAGATCTAATTGGAGGTAAGTCATCTTCCCCAACTGTTATAACTTGTTGTACCCAACCTGAAACTCCTCCTAAAGTATTTCTAGTTCTAACTCTAAATACATAATCACCTGGGCCTACTCCTGCAAATACATAGAAATTAGTAGTTGCAGAGTTAGTGGATATTATTTCAAAACCTCTATCAACATCTTCCATATATTTTGATACATTATGGGAAATTTCATAACCTGCTAGATGTTCGTATACATCATCTATTGTATTACCCTCTGAATCTACTCTTACAGTATTGGGGTGAATCCATTCTAATCGTATATCCCAACCACTACTATCTGGGGAAAGAGTTGGTTCGGCTGTAAAGCCTCTTGGTTGAGGAATCGTATCTGTTCTTATAGGGGGTCGAGATATTTCTGGTATTTCTGGTATTACATAACCTCTATCTACCATATCGAACTTATCTTTATCATAAGCTACAGCTGCAACATCAAACTCAAATTTATCATCTTGCTTGATATTAATAATCATAAACTGTTTAGAAGTTCCAGTTACAACATCTCCTGAAGCAGTTAAACCTGTAATAGTATACATTACTTCATCGTTAGGAACGGCACTGAAAGCGCTACTTACAGTTACTGATATTCCATTGTAACTAGATATTGCTTTTGTTTCTACCCTTACATCATTAGACCAATATAGATTAACAAGTTCATTTGAATCATCTTTAACATTATGAGCCTTTGCTTCTGTATCAACTGCATTACCACCTTCATCTAATAGTACTAAATCTCCTGCATAATAAGTGGTAGAATTAATAACGGCAGAAGGTTGTGATAAATAAGCTCCTCCTGAAGGATATATTAAATGTAATTTATAATTAGCAGTAGTTCCTGCAATAACACCTGATACATCTCTATCTGTATAAACTACAGTTGAAGTAGATGTTCCTTGGGTTCCTGAAACTCTACCAGCTAATTGTACATCATTTACATCAGGATCTTGAATATTAATTACGTCTCCAGGACGTAATATTGCTGCATTTATTCCAGTTCTAAAAGATACTACTTCTTTTTCTAATCTTTCTGTAAATAAGTGCCACTTACCATATCTATGGGCTTGTCCTTGTGAAGTACAACCCCAAGCATGAGCATTTTTACTAGTTATTCTATTAGTTTTAGCTATATTATCATGATCTTCTACTACTTCTATTGCTTGTTTATATTGATTAAGAGGATCATTCCATGTAACTCTTATTTGATTAGTTCTAAATCTTTTAGAAGTTCCTTGATATCCGAACATTCCATCTATTACATTTGCTTTAGAAAAAGTATAAATTGCTCCTTTTTCTCTATTGCCCATGACACTAACTTGTCCATTCTGCCACATCAACATACCTCTAAAGACAGAAGCCATTTCTTTAATCATCTTTATAGCATCTTTAGATTTATCAATGTAAACATTACAAGTAAATCTTGGTTCTGTTCCTCCTGAGCCATCAGGCACTAATTCATCACAGTATTTTGCTAACGCATATAATTGATATTTATCTATTTGCGATAAGTCATAATCTGGATCAATATATCTACCTACTCCATATCTTGGGTTTGTAAGTAAATCCATAAATACCCATACAGGATTATTACAATAAACAGGATAAGCATTAACTCCTGAATAAGTATCAAACTCGTTTCTATCTCCCCTAAAATTTCCGTCCCAATCTACATAAGTAGAACCTACAACTCCTGTAGTAACATTTCTAGCATAACTTGCAGTAGTTCTTCTAGTTCCTGTAAGCGGATCGATCTCATCTCTAGGAGAATAATTAGTAGGAACTTTTATTTTCAATCCTCTAACTTCGTATGATCTTTTTGGAATTGATTTAAAATCTTTTGCATCGACAACAACACCTGCATAAGCAGTATGTGGAAATCTTAATTTATCTGTTATTATGTTTTCTATTGCTGTTATTCGGGTTGCATTTGTAGCAGTATGATTTGATCCTTTCCACCCTACTGGAGAAACTCTTTTAATAGTTAATCTATAGTCTGTAAAAGGTTGATATTGTGAAATATCAAATTCAAAAGTTTTTATAAATGGACTTCCAGTTTCCATTTCTACTACTCCATTATGAGTACCATTTAAAGTAGAGTTAGTAGTATTATACTTAGTAGTAATCCCATCAATTGGACTTCTTCCAAATTTTACAACTTTAGTCCAAACATCACTTCCATTTATTGTTCTTTTATACTCAAATGCTATTTGAAACTCACATTTAAGTTTATGTGTATGTCCATCTTCATCTTCCCTAGTAATTAATCCTTGTGGAAAGTTTATACTAATTCTAATTCTATCAATTTCTGAAGGATTAGATATACTCATAGTAGAGGAAGCAGTAGCAACATACCCTACAGTATCTGTTGGTTCTGGAGATTGATCTAGATCAATATTCCATTGTTCATTAGGATTACTAATTAAACTACCGTTACTAGCAACTACACATTTAGTTTGCTTCAATTCTTTGTTAGCATTATAAGCACTAGAAGCACTTCCTAATCCCGCAGGGGCTGGTAAGTATTCTTGATCTCTGTAGCCATGCTTAAATGCATATCCAAAGTTACTAACATTGTAAGTAGGTGTCTGGGTGCCTCCGGTTCCTAACGGAGCACTTGCTAGAGCTGCTGTATTTGCTACATTAACTCCTACTCCAGTAGTAGTTAATGTACAAGTATTAGAACTATAACTTGCAATCGTATCTACTAAATCTATACATACATCGGCTCCATTAACTGCTGTAGGCACAGGTTGATCTACCACTACATGAGAAGTATTTACTACTCTCATAATTCTTGCTTCGAATTCTCCGCCGTCGTCTCCTGCTCCTGCAATTCTTATTTTAGGATCTACTCCTCTATCTACAACATAATCATGTCTATCTGAAGCTGCAAAAGATATTTCGCCAGTATCATTACTCTTTATTAAGGTTTGTCCTGCCCAAGTTCTTGCTACTCCATTTGCTCTTTTAGCGGCTCCGTAAATACTAATCCATCTAGTTCCGTATGCAATACTCAATCCATCAAAAACATTTTTTTGTTGATTATCAGTAATTACTCCTGAACTTGCTACATATTTTACATCATTACTATAAACAGCAGAATAGGTATTAGCGTCATCAGTATGTTGAACAGCATTACCATTTACATAAATACTCTGAGTTCCATTAACTAAACCTTCTATTGGGCCTTCTGATAGTGCATCATAAATTATAGCAGTCTGCTCTCTAACAGTAGCAGTCCAGCTATCAGTATAATCCGTAGCAGCAGAACTCGAAGCCGAGTTCTGACCGTTATCTTCGCCTCTCTGCGTCATTATTCACTTGCTCCCATCTTATTAGGGTGATCTAATACCCAATGAACATCAAATGTTTCAGCTTCTCCAACAGCTCCTCCACCTCCAGTACTTCCTGAATGTGTTATATTACTATTATAAGCTCCTGTTGAAATCCATTCATATCCTGGCGCTGACTTCATTCTTGTTTTAGTAAATCCAAAATTAATAACTGCTCCACCAATTTCTGTTCGTCCATATGCTAAAGGTATGGGTATTCCTACTTTTGCATTATTAACCGGCCCGTTAAATAAGCTATTTTCTGTTTCTTTTGAATCCGGACTGTCAGGGGTTAATAAACCTATAATACCCATTAAAGCTATTTGAGAACCCACAGACATTGCAAAAGCTTGCCACATCATTGACCAACCACCTGGATTCATAATTCCAATTACTATTAAAGCTACTCCAATGATTACTTTAATCCAATCACTAAATTTTCCTGAACCTTGTGGAATTGGACTAATAACTAAATCATCATTTCCTAAAAGTAAATCTTGCTCGCCCATTTCAATAAAGTCGTCTTGATTTGCTTCAATTTCTTCTATAGATTCATGAATTTCTCCGCCTCTTTGGACTGTGAAATTAATTCCTAAATCTGTACATTCAAGTATATATGCGCGTAAGCCTCCCTTCATGCAATCAATAGCATGCATAGCTTCTTGTATGGTGTTACATTTAATGTTGTGCTCTCTTCCAAAGAGCTCGCCCATTTTACCTAATAGTATTACTTTTCTGTTCATTTGGTTTCAGTATATAAGTTTCTTGATCTGGATACGATACAATCATATATGGTATCCCGATTTCATTACAATTATTAATATCGTGTTGACTTGGTTTACAATCCTCCTCGTAGTGACTATGCACTATATATAAAACATTCGAAGTGAGTTGATATCTAGTAAAAGTTAATGGGTCAATTTTAAACCCTTTTTTCTCTTTCTGGAGATTTTCACAAGGAATATATTTTTTATTTTTTTCTGTTCCTACAACGAGCCCACAAGACTCATTAGGAGCCTGCTCTTGAGCATGCTTAAATACTTCCCACATCATTTAAATGCCTTCGATGCTGGAAATCCGCCAAAAGGCAGTACTGCCGTAGTATCTGGACTAGTTTTTGCTAATTGATTTGCAGTATTCGCTAGAGGGTTGTATCCGAATCTCATCTTGCAACCGTCCATTGTTTTGCTACAAAGGTCTCCTCTTTCCCAATAATCTCCATGCGCTGGAGGCACATTAACACTAGAAGTTCTTACTTTCCATAACAGAGTTTTACCATTAGTAGCAGAACTAGCTACATTATCAGTAAATTTTACATAATCGTTATAAACATCTGATGTATAGGCAAAGTATTCAGTACCATGACTATATGTTGTGTAAGTACAAACTCTTTTAAAATTACTATTTATATCTGTAGGAGTTCCAGGCTCACTATCTGTTACTGTTGCTTGCCAGTAGTCTGTTACTGTAGATGCTGCTGTTGTAGATCCATCTGCGTCTATTTTAGTAGATGTTGATGAGGTCTTATAAAAACCATCTTTAGTAATAGCATCGTCTCCTCCTGACCAGGTTGCAAAAGTAGTGCCTGAAGGAACTATTTGTTCATCATCTTGATTAACATAAGCAAGATGAGAAATAGACCCATCAAACTCAGTACTTCCACCATAAGCAGGGGCATAAGTACTTTCTATATTCCAAGTACAACCTCCAACTTTTTTATAGTCATCTAAGTGGGAACTTGATGCTTGATAAAT